ACCATTAATACTATCTAATAAGTAAAATTTGATATCTAACATATCATCAAAATTAATTTTTCGTTCAATCATCTTTCCATTTTCAGTGATTGTTCTAAATTTATAATAATAATAACCACCATCTGATACTTTCAATTGAACTTCTGATGTTTTTCTAAAAACTAACGCTTCTGGTAACCCCAATTTATCTCTGATAATTTCTACATAACCATGAGATGTTAATAGTGCATTGATAAACACAACTAATTTAAAGATATAGCCGTTATATACTGCATTTGGTCTTGTATTCAACAAGTGAGTAATACGATTATTATAATCTATTTCTCTGTTTTCCATTAGCCTGATGGGCATACGAGCCAAATCAGATGCAATCATTGTGACAGCAGTAAATACATCACTGTGTTTAATAGCATCAACAGACGCATATTCACGAATATTACTCCCTTGAAATCCTGGCAATGTACTAACCATCATTTGCAAGTCTTCTTCGTTGTACTGTAAATCTCGTTTTTCTGCTTTATAGAAAATACCCACTTATTTACCCCCTTTCTTTAGACTCATGATCGATAATTAACGCAATCAGAATCAAAGTTAAACCTGTAGCAATTAATCCGAAAACTAAACCAAAGCCGATATACATTGCAATATTAACCACAGTTAAACCTATTAAAAATAAGATACTGACGATATTAACAATTAGCAATTTCAAAAAAATATATATCTTATTAAAATTCATTTACTCACCACCTAGAAGCCAAATTCAGTACTTTCATAAATAGATGACCAATCAATTTCAAATTCATGCATACGTGCTTCACTAAATGCTGTGATTATTGAAATAATAGGGTCAATTTTTTGTCTGTTGATACGTTTATCAATTTTCACATTATCTTCGTAATCAAAAGCTAATACTGCGTTATTCACTGCTATTGTTAGCAAGTCATTACCAAAATGTTTTAATCGCCTTTCAGCTATCCACATTCTGAATTCTTTTATGGGCTGTGAAAGTTGTTTAAAGTTTTGGCCTACTTCAATTAAATCCCAATCAATCATCATTGTTTCTAGGGTAGTGATAAAAGATTGTGCATTCCAAGGATCATAACAAACAGCTTTAACATTGAGATTGTATTTGTCTATGATATCTGCAATAAATTCAATAACTTGTCGATAATCAATCATTCCAGAAGGTGAACGGGTTGTTTCTGCCTCTCCATTATGAATAACTTTTTGATAGTCAATCTTATCTCTTTTTGATTTTTGCTCTAATGTAGTTCGTAAACCTATAAATGAGTGACTATCAATCAACATTGTTTTATCTTCTTGCGGAAATAGGAAACCTACACTGGTTAAATCATCTAACCTTGAAAGGTCAACCCCAATATAAACATCGCTTCCATATATTTTTGATACGTCTTTCTCAATTTCCGCATTTTCCCACTCTCGGATGTTTATTAAGCTATCTTCTTTATTAGCTTGCCAAAGATTGAAGTTTTTAATTAGTATTTTATGGAATGATGTCCCTTTTTCTAACTCATCTTGAATATCCGCTTTAATGTTACGAAGAATTGTATCCCTATGTTCATCTGATTCCAACAAAGGCATTGCTTTAATCCATAAAGATTCATCATTTACCTCATCTTCTGAATCCATTTCTGCACAATATACGAAGTAATTATCCGCTTTCACCTCTCCAGATAAAATATTATTGATGTATTTATACTCTTGATACATTTGACTATTTAAATTATCACCTGCTGTAGATATTAAGAGAGTAAGGGGATTCTTTTGAAGCGTCATACCTGTTTTAAACCTTGAATACATCTCATCATCCGGCATACTGGCCAATTCATCTAAAATCGCAACGGTAGGGTCTTTACCATCAACCGCATCTGGATTATTAGAAAGCGGTTCAAACACACTCTCTGATGTTATATGCGCAAGGTCTGTTTTACGCGCTTCTGTAGATTTACGGATTAAATCACTTTTAGAACGTAGTAATTTAATTTGTTGACTTGCCATTTTAAAAATCGTCTGTGCTTGTTTATACGTCGAAGATGATACATATATTTGACGATTATATTTAGGATATTGACCAAATAACAATTCATTCAGTGACATACCTGAGACAATTAATGACTTACCTTGTTTTCTTGCCATACTAATATAAGCTTTCGTAAAACGTCTGAAACCACCGCGTCTACGCCATCCATATATACTACCTACAATGAACTTTTGAAATAGCATTAAAGGCATAGGTTGATTTGTTTTAGGATCAGGAAGCATTTCTATAAATTTAATAGCTTTATTTGCTTGGTCAACATCGAAATAACAATCTAATGGAGCATTTTTCAAATCATCTAAGTGTCTTTGAGCCACTGCTATATTTTTCTTACTTGCTAAGATTTCTCCACTAACAACTTTCTTAGCGTATAGTGTTACAAAATCTATCATTGAGCATCACTCGCAAATTGTGCAAATGGGTCGTCCTCTTCTTCCTCTTCAGGAACAACTATTCGCAGTCTACTATCAATAGTTAATCCTAATGTGTTGGCTGTTTGCTGCATACGAATACCCGCCTTCTCTTTTACATTGAAAGCGGGATTGATCTTCATATTACCTCGTGTGTCTTCAATCATTAGTTCTTCTTTTTCTAAAATTAAACTTGCTTTTACAAAATCACTATAGAAACTACAATATTGTGCAATTTGACCTTTATCTAAGTTAGAAATTGGTAATTCTTGCATATGAGGGATAATCCGTAAGTATTCCTCTCTTGCAATTTCATCTAAAAAGCTTGGTGGTGTAGAATCTATTTTGGAGAATTTACTCAACTGTGTTTCTTGTCGTTCTTTTTCGATAATTTCTTCTTTTGTATAATTTTTATTGGAATTCATCAATAATTTTTTAGGTCTACCAGCCAAATTTAGCACCTCCTAATAAAATTTCTAGATAAAGGGAATTTTTTGAGAAGAAAACTCTGCCTCGTTCTCGAGTAGTTTAATATTACACCCCGTTATTTCCTGTGGGGGACTTCACTTTGTTCTCTTTTCGTTTTTCTGTTGTGGCATTCATTGCATAATGGTTGAAGGTTTTCTTTTTCCAATCTTTTCGACCAATCTATTTTTGTTGGTATGATATGGTCAACAACATTTGCTTGCCTTCCACATTGTCTACACAAGTAATGATTATCTATCATCACAAGTTCCCTCATGTTCTGCCATTGTTTTGATTTATAAAACCTTAAGTATTCTGGATCATTTCTTTGTCTCAAATCATTGTATTTACCGTTAATATAAGTCTTATGCTTGTTGCAATATGTTTCATTGTAGCTTATCAACGTATTACATGTTGGGTGACTACATCTACGCATTATCCCAATTGCTTTCACCTTCTTAATGAATTAATATCAATTACTAAGTCTTTATCTCTGTTAGCAATCAACAATTGATTACCAATAACATCATGTACAATATATCTTTCTTTATCATACGTAACAGTATCTCCTACATCAATTAGGTTATGCATGTTAGGTTGATAACTATTTATATTGATACCAGCGACTGTATCTAGCGTTATGTTATTCAATGTAGCTAACGCTGTTAAATCTTCTAACACTTCTCCTAACATAACTGTAAGTTCTTCATTACCTATATTTTCAATATTATTGTTATATACATCAGCAATGTTACCTACTGTTGTCATCAGATGCAGTATATGATGCTGTTTCTCTTTAGGTTTCTTTAGAGACTGATACTTATTAAATTCCATTGTTCACCTCATAATAAAAGAGACACACCACGTTAGTGATGTGCCTCAGTTATAATATAGTATTGATCGCGCGTATCTTTGCAAATTAATAATATTGTTGTAACTCAATTATATAAAATTAATTCAGCTAAACAAAACAGTGTGTAATCTGTGTAAAGTGTGTAATCTGTTACCCCTGTGCGTTCATAAATACATCTACTATTTGATTGATTCTACTATATATATTCTTTCTGCTGGACTTCATAAATACTTCAATAGCGGTTATACTTTCTCCTTGTTTGAGCAACTGTAAGATATGATAGTTTTTATCATTAGTAATCAGATGTTCATACTTATCGATAAACGTCACTTTATCTATAAGATCTTGTGTCTTACGTCTATCTTTATCATTCTGTATGACTCTTACCAATACTTTGTTACCTGTAGTTCCTTGAGCTTTAGCCATTGATGACTCGATACCATATTGACTGATAGATGTACTATCATACTCATATACTTGATGGTCAATCAATCTTCGCATCCAATGATAGTCTGTAATCAATTGTTTTACTTCAGTTGGCGTATACATGTATAACCTCCATTGATAAATAGTATATACGCTCATTATAACATTTTCTTATAACAACATCTATATAACATAATATATTCTTATAACAACTTATTGAATATATCTTCTTTAACTGCTTCAAGTGTAATTAGTTCTTCATCTAACTCATTCAAACGCTGACGCTTTCTTTTAATACTTTCCTCAGTAGCATGTAATTCTTCTTCACAGAACTGTATACGTCTCTCGACTTTTTTTATTAAATTCAAATAATAATCTCTCTTATTCATTTTTTTCATTCCTTTCAATCAAATTCTCTATAATATTATTCCTCACTTTCAACTCTTCCCCTAACTCTCTATTTGCCATATAAAGCCCAAAAGAGAGAAGAGCGAAGAGAATAGTTAGCGCTATCCACATGTTGGCAATCACCTCTATATTTTAAATTTCTTTTTGAACACTTTATTAAAGTCATCTAAATAACGTTCGTATACAATGAGATTATCTTTGTAATCTTTATTTATTATTTTACCTTCAATGTCTGATGATACTTCTGCAAGATGATATTGTATTTGTTGTTCTAGGTAACTTAAATCACTGTTCATCACTGCATCTATTTTCTTTGTTTTTTTGATAAAGTCATCGTCAAAACAGAACTGGTTTACACTAAATGAATTATTAAATTCCTTTTTGAAATCTCTCATTTTTTCTAAATGATGAGTTAAATTAATTAGGTATCTATAATCTGAGTTTAATTTGTAAGCGTCAATAAATCTCTTTTGTCTTGAGTGCTTATTCATAACTTCTATATCTTCATATCTCAATGTTTCAGGTTGTAGTATAGGTGTAGCATATGAGCCAATAAAAATTTTCGCTGCTTTATATACTTCTGAATATATAGGATAAATATTATTCAGGTTAGCTTGTTTTCGATTTAAATTAGTATCTACTAAAAACCTTATCACTTCTTTTACAGTGTATAATACAACACCTCCAGCAAGAGTATACAAGCCAGTTAAAAAATCGTTATTCATCCTCTTTCACCTCTAATAATATTATCCACAAAAGAATCTACTAATTTATAAACACCGAATACCGCTAATGTATTTATTATAATTAAATGTCCTCCAGAAATAAACAATGTGATTATTAGAGCAACACCCAACGCAATAAAATCATAAATAAATTTCATCTATTCACTCACCTCTGCTTTTAAATTATCAAGATGTATATGATCGTGTATGTCGAAGTCTGCAGGAGCTTCTACATCATCATTCTGTGTTACTCGAATGATAAATTGTTCAGTGATGTATTTGACCGCTTCATAAAATGCAAGAGTTAAGATTATTTTGAATATAGTTTTAATCATTGTTTTCATCCTCCACTTTTGAAATTTCATATCTGATTTCACTCAATACTTCGCTATCTGGTTCGTTTTCTAATTGTTGGTCATCAATCATTTCTTTAATGCGATCAAATGCCTGTGCCTTTTCCAACACTTCAACTCTTTCTTCATAAATTTCTTGACACGTTTTTATATCTTTAAATTTTTCAGCTAATTCTTTAGCCCCTTCAATATCTAGTATCATGTATTTGTATTTCATTCATTTCCTCCTATTACATTCACAATCTACTCTGCAAGCTAACACAGCGATGTGTGAGAGACTTATAGTAACTTCAAAGTAGTTTTATACTCTTACTCCTTAATCCTTCTTCTAACATACTTAAAACGCGTCCTCGTGAGTCTGATTCAAAACATTGTTTACACTCCTAACATTTCGTAGATGTCTGTTTGATAGTCTTTTGTAAATTGATTGTTTTCCATGAATGTGTGCAGTTCGTTCAAATCAAAGTTCCAACGTCTGCCTTTCCATTCATTAACACCTTTCAATTTGTATCTGTCTTTATCGGTTTCGATAACAAAGACTTTGTTGCCATATTCATCAAATAGATTGAATTCCATTTCTATCACCCTTTTTAAAAGAGATAGGTAATTTATCGAAGTAATCATCATTAGTGATGATTGTTTGTTCAGTAGTTCCATCTAACAATACGTATGCAGCATGTGTATCGAAGTTTTGTCTGAATAACTGAATGACTGTTCCGCATCGACCTTCTTCTTGATCATCTTCTTGCCAGATAATGATTCAGTCGTAATTGTTGAGTTCATGAATCTTCATTGTGATTCCTCCTAACTAATCTCCACCCCATGATTCCTGTATATGTTTTAAAAACGCTGCTCTGTCTTTTTCGAAATCCTTATCTTGTTGTTTATCAGATGTTTTGTTTTTGTTTTCATATTCACGGTTTAATAACCATTCAGGTGTGATCTCTTTTGATTTAGCATTTGAAATGTAGTAATTTCTGTTATTTGTCCGTTGTGCTATTTGTTGTTGTTCATATGCTTTGATTTCTTCCATAGATTTCAAATTAGCCTTTAACCAATTGTTTAAAATACTCTTTGCATAGCCCCAGCTCGTTTTGTTTCTGTCTAATGCAATCTTTAATGCTGCTTGTACAATTTCATCTGAATCGTTATCGAATGATTCAATGTAATGATTCATATCTTCAGCAGTATATTGATTTAATACTCCGAATCCATTTTCTTGGAAGAAGTCGAAGGCATTTATCTTCTTCTTATACTCTTTCTTTACTTCTTTATTTCTTTTCTTCTTTACTTCTTCTTTAGTTGTTACCTCTTTGTTACCTCTTTGTTGGTTCTTTGTTACCTCACTGTTAGTAACAATGTTGGTATCTTTGTTGGTCTTTTCTTCGTTAGACTGGTAAACGCCCCAGTTAACAATGGTTATGAGCCTATTAACCTTTGTTGATTCGTTTGTTATAAAACCTAGTCGCTCAAACCTCGCTAACGCACTGCGAACATTCTGCACTGAAATCCCTTTTCCGCATTCTTCGGCTATACTTTTTAGTGATGTGACAAATTGACCAGGCTTTGTAGTGTACTGTTCGCCTTTGTATTCCCATTCGTTGCCACTGAAATCTGCCATGATTAAGATTTGGATCAGGATTGCTTTATGTTCAGGCGTAGATTGTTTCCAGATAGGCTTTTCGACAATACCGCGCCAAAGTTTTAGATATCCTGGTCTAGCCATTTAATTCACTCCTTTAGAATGGAAGATCATCATCCTCGATATCGACTGGACCATTCGCATTAGTGAATGGATTATCTTCACGTACTGATTGCTTTTGATTTGTTTTGCTCTGTCCATATTGCTGCTTTGTGTTGTTTGCATTGTAGTAGCTGTCTTGTTGTTTATCTGACTGTTTTTTATTGATGAATAATGTTGCAGTATCAATTTCATCTACTACAAGCTGCATACCGTAATTAGTAGTTCCATCATCACGTGTGAAGTTGTTGTTTCGCATTTCGCCTTTAACTGTTACTAAGCAGCCTTTTTTAGCGTACTGTTCAATGAATTCAGCAGTAGCTTTGAATGCGATACAACTGATAAAGTCAGTATCATATTCTCCGTTTTGGTTCTTGTACTTTCTTTGTACTGCGATATCAAACGGTAATACCTTTGTTCCGCTTCTTGACTCAACAATTGATAAATCTTTAGTAATTCTTCCTGTAAACACACATAAATTCATTTAATTTCCTCCAATGTACACAGGCACGCCAGACACCTGTTGTATCTCATTTTTAATTCGTTCAGCATCTGCATTTGTGCTGCTTAGATGAATAAGATTGATTTGTTGTAGTTTGCTTAGATCATTCGCTTTTAAGAATTCAACTGCATTCTCTAAACTGAAATGACTTTCCATAACTCGATTAGACAAAGCTTGATGAAGTACACCGTCTTTGACGTTCTGCAACATCTTTTCATATACGTAATTGACTTCTAACATCATGTGAGTGATACCTTTGAATTTGTACTTAACGTACTTTGTATCTGTGAGGTAAAGGACCTTATAGCCATAATCGCTTTTGAATAGGTAGCCTACAGGCTCTTTAGCGTCATGTTCTACTTCGAAAGGTAGAATGGACCATGTTCCGATTCTTAACTCTTGTTTGGCTTTTAAAGTACATAATCTGTGACTGTTGATGTTTAATGCATCTTTTGTTCCTTGTGTCATATAAGTTGTGATTCCATGTTCCATATATTGTTTTACATATTCAGCATGATCACCGTGTTCGTGTGTGATAAGACATGCTGCAAGTTTTCTAGTCTTGAATGCTAATGCTATCTGAACATTGCGAAAGTTTATACCAGCTTCCAATAAGAGTGAGGTATAGCCATCACTGATGCGATAGCTATTCCCCTGTGAGCCAGTTGAAAATACTTGTATTAAAATGGCTCAACATCCTCTCCGGCTTCCTCTGCAGGCTCTTCTTTTTGAGGTTCTTCATGTTTAGGTTCATTTGATGGTTCTTGGTATTCCGTGTAAACCGCTTCTTCAAAATCAATTTCTTCTTTGTTTGCGTTCTGTTCAACTTCTGCATCAAAGACTTCTTTGCGCTGACGTTCTTCTGATTCTTGTGCGAATCGTAATAAACCTTCGTCTGATGAAGTATTGATGTAACGTTTAGCAGCACGATTGATAACCGTTTTCTTGGCCATTTCTTCTTTGAAGTTGTTATGCGTTTTTGACTTTTTAAGTGCTGCTTCATCTTTAATCATTGATGACTGTAACCATGCTTGTTCAATTTGGTCCATAGTCATGATTTCAATATAATTCTCACGATCATCATCAAACACGATTGTGCAGTAAGCACCTTTAATTTTGTTTTTATCGATATTAAAGAAATCTTGTTCGTGTTTGATTGCTTTGATACGACCGACAGAATCCAATTCTTGTTTAAAGTTGTCATCTTCATAAATGACCTGTGCAACAACATCTTTAGCACCAGCATCTCTTTTAAGCATCATTACGTTACCGTGATAACTGCGTTGAAGCACTAGCTTATCTCCGTATGGAATGAAGTAGCATTGGTCTTTTGCAGGGTTCAGCCCTTGTGTTACCATGTCCAGCAGTGCATTCGCTGTACTTGCTTCTGTACACTTAGCTAATTTGAAATCTTGACTAATTTTCAACCATGCTTGCTTCATAGCATTGCTTGGTGAATAGTTTTTCGGAAGTTCTAAGTTGCCTTTCGCTTCTAAAACCTTAACTTTGTTCAGAACGCTATCAGAAACGTTCTTTTCTGCTAATAATTGCTCTTCTACTTTTTGTAATTTATTGTTACTCATCTTAATTCCTCCATGTCTTTGATTAGTTGAATATCTTCTACACTCACTTCATAAATACAGTTCATTCTTGTTGCGACTAAATAAACTTTGATGTTTCTTTTATTTCGTTTTCACTGACTTTCATAAAAGTTTTTGATTGTACTACACCGTAGCGGTGACCACAGATAAACCCTTTTTCTTCACAACTTGATTTACTTCTTATCTCTAATTCTTTTCGTTGGTTCTCTTTTCTGAAATCATCTGGACCAATACTCTTTCTTGTTTTTTGCCATTTGGCTTTTATTTGTACAAAATCACCTAATTCGTATTTCATTGAACATCCTCCGCTCTAAGTTGTTGATCATCTCCGCTGACAATCAATCTGATTTGTTGTGCATCTGTTTCAATCAGTTTTGTAACCGATTCAGCATTATCGATAAAGATAGGTGCTTCAATCTCATAGTATCGGCCTAAAGTATTGATGATATCTAAACCAACATTGATACGTGCTGCGTTGTTTAAGCCCGAATCATACTCAACACCGTTAACAGTAGTAATACATGTTTCTTCCGTATCTCCGTTAACTAATTGATTGAATAGCTTGAATTCGGCGTATTTGAATTTGTTGTTGATATTGTCTGTCAGCATTTCAATTTTCGTGTTAGTGAATTTGTTCAATTTGTACAATTGCTCAGATAACTCTTCTTTTTCATCAAGCAAGTTATCTTCTTCTGTTCGCAGATCTAACACTCTGTTTTGTGTACGTTCGTTTGCCTGTTCTACATATTTTATTGATTCGATTTCTGATTTCTTGCTTTCAGCTGTTTTCAATTCTTCTTCAAGTTCTTCAACCTGTTGATTTATTTCCGAAGCAATATCTTTTCGCTTGTTGCTGATGTCTGCAATATCTTGCATGATTTGTCGGTATTCATCTGTTTGTGTCACATCAACTGCTTCTGCTTTTAATGCTTTGATTTTCTTATCAATAGAATTAGATTTCTCTACCGCTTCATTAGATAATTGCTTTTGTTTCTCGATTTCTCTTTGAATGTTCTCTAATGTCGGCTTAATAGATTTACCTTGCTCTAACGTGTATCCTTGTTTAGCTTTAAGGTTCTCTAATTCTTCTGATTTACGCTTGTTGAAAATGTTGAACGCTTTTTCTTTAGCTTGTTCGATTTGGTATTTCGGCAACTCTTGTCCGCAGCACTGACAAATCGTGTCATCAGTGTGTTCAAACTGTTTAGCGGACACTTCTTTGATTTGTGTTTGAATATCTTTATAATCTTTTAATAATGTTTCTCTGCGTTTAGCTTCATGTTCATACTCATTTTGTAATCTCTTTATAGTTGATTCAGCGTTGATAACCGTACTGTTTTCAGTATTGAATTTATTTGTAAGTGAATGAATTTTATCTTCAGTATCATTACTGAAATTCTGTTCTAAACGTTTTAATTCAGAATGTTTGTCAGTTAATTGGTTACGTAAATCAATGTCAGCTTTACCATTTTTAACTTCTAAAATTTTGTTGTTAATCTCTTCAATCTGTTTGATTGCTGCTTTGTAATCATCTTCGTTGTATGGTTCTACTTCCTGCAATCCTTTTTGTGCTTCATTAATACGTGTAGGGATATCTTTAATATCCTTATTGATTTGTTTGATTTTATCGCCTAAGATTTTCTTTTTCGTTTCGATATCATGGTCAGATAAGATATCATTGATACCGATTAATTCATCATCTGTTTCGATAATTGCTTCATCACTGATTGGATCTGCAATTTGGAACAAGATTTCTCTACGCTTTTTCCAATCCAATGTATTAAACGCTTCTGGATTAGTAACCAGTTTAAATACATCTTCATCTACAATTGATTGAATATAGTTTTTGTACTCAGTAACTTTCAAACTTTCTTCATTTACATATTGCTTTTTAGTTCTGCTGCGACTGTACTCTTTTCTGTTCGTCTTAGCGTTAGTTGTATATTTAGCGTGTGACTCTTTACGTAGTGTTAATGGTTTACCATTCAGTACCATTTCTGCAGTGACTGTCGGTGTCAATTCGTACTGTTCTTGATTGTTCTTATCAAGCGGTACTAAGTTGAATGATTTAGTCGTACCGTCTAAGCCTTTATCAAACAACAACCATTGTAATGCGACTGCAGTTGTTGTCTTTCCGCTTGCATTAGCACCGTAAATATTTGTATTGTTATCTCCAAAGTTAAAAGTTTGTTCTGTAATACCTGCAAAGTTTTCAATACTTAGTTTTTTTAATCTTATCTTCACCTTTATGACCACCCTTTTGTAAAATAAGCCATGACTTTATCAAGTTCATCTGTTTGTTGTTCAATAAATGCATAAATATCATGTTTGATAATTTCTTCGACTGTTTCTAAGTCTGATAATGAAGCCACTGCGATATCAGTGACATATTGATGGTCACGCGTCGAAATCAGTAAATTGATATAATCCTCTTTTCTTGTCAGTTCTTTAATAAAATCAAAACCATCAATATTAAAATATTGACTTCTGACCTCACCTTGTTCAAAATACATTTGATTATTCCTCCTCAATTTGATAAATTAAGGGTGCAAAGTTTATCAAACGTTACACCCTAGACTGTTAGCAATTGCCGTTGCTAGCAGTCTTTTTTAATACTTAATCGTAAATAACGTAATATATTCTTCGCCGTCATCAACTGCTTCCTCTGTTTCATCTTCTTCGAAGTACCAGACATCGAAGAACAAATAAACTGCTAACGATAAAAGTAATGACCACGCTGCTGATATAATGAAATCTTGTGTGATAAGTGTCAGTGTGAATGTACTTGCAAAGCAGAATGCGTATGCGATCCAGAATGATTTATGCATTTTAATTACCTCCTATTCCAACGGTAATTTCTTTCAATTCTCGTAATTTTTCATCTGACAAATTACAATACGGAAACTTTTCTCTCACTAATTCAACAGGGAGTTTTCCTCTGATCGCAATAAATCCTTCCTCCTTTAGCTGACTATTCAACTCTCTTACAATAGAAGTTGCTTTACTTTTACTAACTCCTGCCAATACCTGAATATCTTTTATTGTTAAATAGTTAATGACCATAGAGTGTCGTCTCCTTTCGTGTATAATGTTGTTATCAACCTAAGGAGGTGATAACTATGACTAAAGATGAATTTTTTGAAATTTATAAATCTAAGTTAGAATCTGCTATTAACCAACATGAAAATGATTTCGAAACTAAACAATCCTATATTTATTTAATTGATAACGAGTTGCCTAATCTTGATAAACAAGCAAAATCATTTGTATTAAAACAACTAGTAACTCGTCATGTTGAGCATGTTGCTTTAGTGGATCTAATTCAAGAACTCGTTGTTGATGAGTAATCTATAATTACGTTCTTTAATTCAAAAATTTTTTATAGAAGCACCCTTTTTATTTACGGATAATTTAATTCTATGAACTTTTCTTTTCAGCACTTTCTCTAATATCATTGCAGCGATATATAAGAGGAGTGCTATTTTGATTGTTTTGAGTTTGCTCATTTTGTTTTTTCCTTTGATATATAATATTGTTATCGCTACTGCGATGGATTGGGGTGTTAAATATGTCTCTTTCTCCTAAACCCAATAAAAAGAAAGATTTACTAGGATGGAAAGATTTAGATTCAAAGTTACAAGCCGTTTTTAGAAAAAGTAATAAATCAAAACAACCGGTAGCAATTATTGATTCTGATGAATATTTCATGACAATTAATGAAATAAAATCTGAAGCCGAAAAACAAGGATATACAGTTACTATTAATGGCACTTATATTGAATTTCGGTAACGTCAGTTTTTAATGCTAACAATTCTTGATTAATTTTTTCGATTTTTCTTTCACAGTTAGCATTCCTAATCTCTTCCGCCAAAATGAAGATTAGGAGTGCAATTTTGATTACTTTGAATTTGCTCATTTCGTTTCACCTCCTATTAATTCCGCTCGATTGTGGGTTTTGGTATAATCACCTGGGGAGGTGAATAATGTGACTAATGAAGCTAAATTCGTATTACTTCATTTATATTCAATATTTCTCGATAAAATTGAGGATGGTGAATCAAAACGATCATCCTCTTATTTTGGAAGTGATATAGAATCACACGAAAAATATTTTCTAGGATTGAATTTTGAAGACTACATTGATGCTGTTTTTGAATTAAAATCTAAAAAGTTGTTAACAGTTGCACCTGGAGATGACGGATTTGCTGAAATGGCATTAAACCACGAAGGCATTGCTTATTCAGAAAATCTTACTAATAAAAACTACAAAAACCTTTTAAGTTTAACTAAAGATTTGAAAAAGTTAATTTTCTAAAACCCAATCATCAGCTATTAAATCGTCTGCGCTAGGCTGCCACCTTGAGTAGGCGGTTTGTCCTTTGGTTTTATAATTTTTCGTCACAATCAAACATTGGTAATTGACCAAATTGGTTGGTAATATTCCGTATGCATTTTGATTATTGCGTCTTATAGCAACTCCTTTTTCCATCGCTAACTTCGTTGCTTCTTGAATGTTCACTTTGTCTCACCTCCTTTAATTCCGCTCGATTGTGGGTAGGGTGCTGTTACTGATTCAACATCTTCCATTCTTCTAAGTCAGTAACTGTGTCATCGGTTTCGATTCCAGCAAGTTTATCGATTTCTTTAGAAACTTCCTTGATGCTTTTAATCGCTTGTTGACACTCAGCGATCACTTTGTTTTCAGCAACAGCTATTCCTGCATATACGCCTTTATCTTCTTTTTCATCAAACAATCCATTGAACAATTCTCTTGTCTCTTCGATTTTAGAAAGAGTTGAATTGTATGACTCGATTTGACCTAAGAGTCTGCTGTGTTCACGTTGAAGCTCTATGACCTTTATTGCATCATCTTTTGTCATGCTAATCCTCCTAAATTTCAAACTGGCTAATATCTACACCGTATTTAATCGCCATATTTTTAATTACTGAAATGTAAATCTCAATAAGTCTAGGTTCGTCAGTAATAACATCTAACTTAGACAGTTTGTTAATCTGGGTTTTAGTAGCACCGTTCGCTAACATTTTGCCTTTTCGGTTTTGCATACGGATTTTTAAATTGCAACGTCCTTTTTCTTCTAACGCTTTATATGCTTCTGACTTAACCTTCTTATGCATGTCACCGCCACCTAAGTGTTGAGCGATAGCTGATAGAATTTTATTTGTGTCATTACGCCAGTTTTTCGTTTCAATACCTACGATATGACGAATACCTGTGATTTGACGTTCCATCTCTTTATTGAATTGTTCTTGATTCTTTTGTACTTTGAACATCATTTCTAATGCCTGCATAGGTGTTTGTGGTACGTTTAATTGTGATTGTTTAATATGCTCGTCCATTTTATGAAATGCGTCTACATACATTGCAGTGAATAGAACACCTTTAGATCCTGTCATTTTGTTTGCTACCATGTCGCACCCTTTTTTAGTGAGTAGGTAGTGTTTAGTCTGACGATTGTTTGCTCCTAAATAAGTTGATTCTACGAAAAAATTATCAGGGCTCAAATTTGAGCTTTGCAAAATTACACTTTTATAGTTTTCAATATCTCTGATTAAATTCTTGTGTTCCTTACCTACCATTTCTGCTACTTCTCGACTATCTACATAAAATTCATTGTTACGTTCTACTACTTGTAAATCTTGCATGTGATTTCCTCCTATTAAGTAATTCGGTGCTTTTTGTTACCATTTTGGTGACATCTAGGTAAAAAAATATCTTCCATTTTCTTATCAAACAGTCTTGAAATAATAAACATCTCATCTAAATTGAATGGCGTTTTACTTCTTTCTTTATTTATATAAGAATTTCTACTGATGTTTAAAATTTTGGCCATTTCATCCTGAGTGTATTTACCTTTTCTTAAACCGTATAATTTATGTTGCATGGTGTTACCACCTCCTTGCACATATAACTATAGCACCGATTTGGTGACATGTAAATAGTCAAATGCAATTTTATTTATGTTTTTGCAAAAATAGGCTACCATTTTGGTGACATATAATGTATAATAAATTTAACAAAGCAACGGAGGAAATTTAAAATGACTCAAGAAGAACTAGCAATTTATGTAGGCAATCAGATAAAGGTTTATAGAGAGAAACGAGGTTTAACTCAACAAGATTTAGCTGATAAATTAAATGTTAGTAGACAAGCTGTAAGCAGATATGAAAAAGGTCTTAGAAAAGCAAATCAAGATACACTTTTCGAGCTTTCTCATATTTTAAATTGTAGTATTGATGATTTCTTTCCTAAAGAAAAGAGAACAAAAGAACCTACTACTCTTGCCGCACATCTTGAAGGTGAGTTAAAGCAAGAAGATATAGATTACATCATGAGTTTAGTAGAAAGATTTAAAAACGAAGATAAATAAAGGGATTGGTTTTATTGTCACGTTATGAAGATTTATTAATGGAAATTGATTATATAGAAATTAAAGACCACGTTCATTTACCTGATGGCTATAAAGGTTTTTATTCAGATGATTTAATTCTTATAGACAAAAAGCTTAGTGATGCTGAGAAATTAGAAAACCTTTTTGAAGAATTAGGTCATCATAGATTTACGCATGGTAATATACTTGATCAATCAACTTTCAATAATCGTAAATTTGAAAATTATGCACGAAGACATGGTTATGAAAATTCTATATCTTTAAACAAGATTATAGACGCATATAAATACGGAGTAAGTAGCTTATATGAATTTGCTGAATATGTTCAATTAAGTGAAGAATACGTACATACAGTGTTACAACATTACAAAAATAAATTCGGTTTATCAACCTGCCATAATGGTTATCTCATTCGTTTTGAGCCATTGCAGGTTTTTAAATATAAAAAATTAAATGAAGGAGATTAGTAATGTGAAGAATTTATCAGACGAAAAGGAATTAACAAACGAAGAACTTTTAGAAAGACAACAACAGCAATTTGAGCAGTATAAAAAAGAACAATCTGCTAAATCAAAAAAGAAATGGTTATGGGGTTGTGGTGGTTGTTTAGGTTTATTATTATTAATTGTTGTTGGTGTAACAGCTTGTACCGGAGCTTTTGTAAATGAAGTTGACAAAGGAATAAACGAAGAAGGTACACTCAACAAAGATAAAAACACAAAAATTAAAACTGTAGGAGAAACTACTGAAATAGATGGCGTTTCATTCACGTTAGATAATGCTGCTTATACAGAAGAAAGAAATGAATTTGCAGATGTTCAAGCCGATAAAGTCTTAAAAGTTGATATGACGGTTAAGAACAATTCTAAAAAGGAAATTCCAGTGGGTGGAGATGTAAAAGTTTATGTAGATGGAAAACAAGCTAAATCATACCCTATCAATAATCAATTAATGGATTCGTTATCGCCTAATAGAGAAATTAGCGGGTCTGAAGGTTTCGCAATCAATAGTAATCCAGAAAAAATAGAGCTAGAGTTCCAGCCATTAACATCATTCTCTAATAAACGATATATTTATGATATTAAACCAGAATAATTGAGGGCATCCACTTGCCCTATTTTTTATCCTCTTATCACAGATAAACAAAGAAGCTATAAAGTGCCTGATAAGCAGTTAAACCACAATGATAACTATGTATACCTTGTAAACTACCAACTTCAAACTATATTATTTCTCTTAATATTCGAATAAACAAAGGGAGTGGAGATATATTATGTATAGATATTTGAAGAAATTAAGAAAAGCGATGAACATAAACAACAAGAAAGAAGTAAGAGAGATTAAAGAAGACTTGGAAGAAATTTCATATAAAAAGAAAATAAGGCGAGATTTAAAAGAGGAAAAGAAAAGTAATTTCAAACATTAGTCGACCTTTTTAATGATAGATTTGGCACACTGTAAATGTAAACAAAATACCCCCTCCACTCCGGGGCGAAGGAGGAATACGAAATGACAAAGCATAGTAAAACTCTCATCGCATTAATCCCTCTATATCTTTATTTCTTCTATCAAGGATTCTATGCTGTTATTTATAACGAAAATCCTGTTGCTAGAGTTATGGCAGTTATTAGTATATTGATTTTCACTATTATATTAACATTGTTTATAACAACTGATCTAATTCGAAATAAGAAATAACAAAAAGAATATAAAAAAGACGCCTACATAAGTAGACGTTAAAATTTACCATTTTTAATTGCGTTTGCCCATAAAGATGATTGCTGTTTATTCTTGTTATCTAATTTTTTTTGGTTGTTGAGGTCTTTCATTCTTTTATCATTTTCTTCACTGAATTTACGATAACAATAATCGACTTCATTTGAAAATTGTTTAAATTCAATATCGTCTTTAATTTTCATTTTTTTTAAAGTTTTAAACATACGATCACCACCTAAGGAGGAATCTTATTGAAACATTATCTATATACCGACAAAGAATTCATATATTCTTATTTAAGTCAACACGGAAAAGGTTTAAATCTATCTTACAGTCAAATGAACAAAAACACAAGTGCAGAGAGCGAAACACGTAACACGCAAAATTCAGAAGAGACCCAGAATATCAATGGTAAAGAAGATGGAAATCTAACCATTGGCGCTAGTGTCAAAGTTATGACTGGTGAATACTCTACACCATCTCAATACAAATTTAAAATTAATAAAAATGAGTTGCAAGAGTCTTTAAAGTTTATGGAGTCAAAAAGCGAAGCTCAATCAGAATTATACAACATTGAATTACATGATTATCTCTATGAGATATTTGAAAATACCGCTATGGGTAAAGACGATAAAATTTCTTTGTATCCAGACAAAAAATTAACAATTGCTGAATTGGACGGCAATCATTTCAAGTTTTTAGAACAATTAATGGATATTTATATAAAATCTGAAACATCAAGTTTTATTGGTATCGATAAAAACACCCGAGAAGAATTCACAGGTATGAAAAAAGATTTGAAACCCTTAGAAAAAATGAGCGCGATTATAGATAAATTGGTTCCTGGAGATTATAAAATAATACTCGATCACGACAAGCAATCTTTAATCGGTTCACTTTACATAGAAAATTTAAACGTGCCATTTAAAGAGCTAAAATACTTTTATGCTCAAAGTAAATTAAACGTTGTCGGAATAAAAGCTAGCAAAATCGAATTCAATAAATTTGAATATGAAAATGTGTTTGAAGTTATACAATTAGACGCTTCATTACAAGGACCATTATTAAATGAATTGTTACCGAATGAATCAATATATTATTTCAAGCCTATTTTAATTTACAGTAACATTTAATGAATTTCAGGGTACACCACCGTACCCTTATTATTTTTTTACCTTTTTTGAGGAGGAATGAGTAAAAATGCCAGTATATAAAGACGATAGTACAAGCAAATGGTATTTTTCTATCAGATATAAAGATGTTTATGGCAATAACAAACGCAAAATGAAAAGAGGATATAACACTAAAAGAGAAGCTAAATATGCAGAAGCTGCGTTTTTAAATGATATTAATGAGGGTTATAGCGATTCGAATACCTTTGACTATGTGTTTAAGCATTATTTAGAACATAGCGACTTAAGACCTAAAACTAAAAAACGTAAAATCAATGAATATAACAGACACTTTAAAAATAAGTTCGGTCACATTAATATGAATAAGATTACTCAGAATCAATGCCAAGAGTTCCGAAAGTATCTAATGGATAATATTCCTTCCACTAACACCGCACGCACAATATGGTCTGGGTTCAAAGTAGTTATCAACTACGCCAAAAAATATTTCGGTTTGCGTATAGATCCTACTATTTCAATCAAACCGATTCCACGTGTCAAACCTAAACCAAAGTATATGTTAAGAGAAGAATTTGATGAGCGTGTAAAAGAAGTGGAAGAACAAGATTATCAAGAATTATTTAAGTTGATGTTTTATACCGGGTTGCGCATTGGAGAAGCAATGGCGTTAGTATGGACAGACTTTAATAAATATAAAAAAGAGATATCCATAGATAAAACTATGGACATCTCTAATCGGACTATATATCCCAGAGCTAAAACTGAAAGCTCTGAAGATATTGTCCCCTTACCTAAATTTATTAACCAAATGTTAGCTGATCGCTACCAACGTGAAAAAGCAGCTAACAAATATTTTGATGAACGTAGCTATTTTATTTTTGGAGGAATTGCACCTAAACATTATAGTCATGTTCATAAAAAATTTCAAAAGGCTTTCCCACATTATAACATACACACGCTGAGACATTCTTATGCATCATACCTTGCGAATAATGGTGTAGATATTTTCGTTTTACAGTCACTCATGAGACACGCTCAAATCACTGAAACGATGGGCACTTACAGCCATTTATACACCCAGAAAAAGCATGATGCGATAGCCATTTTTGATGAGTAA